CAAGAGGAGGTTTCGCACTATGTCACGGAGCCCGATACAAAGAACATTGACCTATACACACGCTCAACACGCCAGAAGAACGGTTCTTGGCGGGTCGAACAGGAGGTTAGAGGCATCATTTTGAACTCTAAAAGTGCCCGTCCAGGTAACTATAAAGAGGACGAACATCCTTTCATACCCTTGACATTCGTTCGCGCTACTGGTGAGGACTACGGTAGGGGTTTTATAGAGCAGCTTAAAGGTGATCTCTACTCTCTTGAAGGTTTATACAAAGCCATTATCGAAGCCGCAGCAGCATCTGCACGAACAATCTTCCTGATCCGTGCTGGTTCAACCATTGATAAGCAACAGCTTCAGAACGCGGAGAACCTCGCTGCCATGCAAGGGAACTCGGAGGATGTTACAACGGTCAGCGTGGATAAGGCAAAGGATTTACAGGTTGCATTTCAAACAGTGCAGCTCCTGAATCAGCGCCTATCACAAGCCTTCCTGCTCAACTCAAGTGTCCAAAGGGATGCTGAGAGGGTTGACGTAAAGTGTTATAGAATAATCACTTAGCCCTCTTATTAAATTAACCTAATTCGGTGAAACTCCCTACGGGACAATACCGAGCAATTACTAATCTTTAACTACGTTCCGTATGGAATACAGAAAGATAAAACTTAATATACCGAATCTCCGGTTCGAGTATAGTATCGATACTGAAGGAATCGTCCGTTGCGAAAGTACCGGAAAGGTTCTAAAAGGCACATCCATTACAAAGAGAAATAGATATGTAAAGATACATCTCGATAAAGTGTACAAACTTCATCGGTTAGTAGCTGAGCATTTCATACCTAATACCGAGAATAAGCTGCAAGTAAATCACTGTAACGGTGACAGATTAGACAATCGGGTGGTAAACCTTGAATGGAGTACCGCATCAGAAAATGTAGTACACGCATACGACACAGGATTAAAAACTAATCATGGTATGAAAAATCCATTTAGAAAGTTGAATGAAGATGATGTTAAAAGGATATGGGCGCTGCGTTACTCAAAAATGACAGCGCAGCAAATCCGTGACCATCTTAATTTAACGGTGTCCGTTGCCTGTGTAAAAGTGATACGTTCTGGTAAGAATTGGTCTTCAGTAACAGATAAGTTAACGTAAGTGTGTAACGACTATCCAGAAATGGAGTAGGGTCAAGCGACTCGAAACGGTTAAGCTCTAAATACAGAGCAAGATATAGTCTGAACTTTATGGTAACATAAAGAGATGGAGCAGCGAACCATCGCAACATAATTGTAGTGCAGAAGAAATACGGTTACTTGCTCAAGAGCTTGAGTCAGCTTTGGGTGGTGTTAAGTCTATCTTATCACAGGAACTACAAATTCCTTTGATACACCTAATACTCGCCTCACTGAACAAGGAAGGGAAAGTACCGAAACTTCCAAAGGAAATCAGCGTAACGATTACTGCCGGTGTTGAGAGTTATGGGCGTGGTCAGGATGTACAGGCACTCAGTCAGTACCTTCAAGTCATGTTCCAAACATTCGGCCCAGAGGTTGCCGGTGCTGATATCAATATTGCTGAGATCCATAAGCGTATGTTAACGGGTCTTGGGATTTCACCTCTTGGTCTCATTAAGAGTCCAGAAGAAAAACAGGCGGAACAGGAACAAATGCAGCAATCACAAGAGCAACAAGCTCTCATGGAAGCTGGTGTTAAGTCCGCCCCAACTATGGCAAAGGCTGCAATGGAGCAGCAACCACAATAAACTATCATATCTATGCCTGACACGCTTTTAAACACACCACCGCCTACTATTGACACTAACAAAATAATGCCAGGAGACGATGGTTATGAGGCCTTTATCGAAGGCGTTGCACAACAACTTGATGACCAAAAAAAAGAAGCCGAAAATGCCAGTAACCCACCTCCTCCTATACCTGATTATGTTCCTGCTAAGTTTCGTAATTCCGCTGATCCTATGGCGGAAATGGCGAAAGCATACGCGGAACTTGAGGCTAAGCTCGGTTCGACGGGCAAACTCCCACCAGTCCCTGGTGCAAAAGCAGAGGATCCGAAGGGTGACACTCCACCACCAGAAACTCCACAGGCAGCAGATGCTACGAAGGCTCCTGAGATTCCCGCTTTGGATGACTCAAGGACTATCGCTAAGGTGGCAGGCCTTGATTTTGACGAGCTGTATGCTACTTATGTGGCTCAAGGTGATCTTACGGAGGAGCAGTTTGTCAAGCTTGAGAGTGCTGGATTTAAGCGTGACTACATCAAATCCCATGCGGCTGGAATACAAGCTCTGGAACGAGAAGCTCAGAGAGAAGTGCTCGCGTCAATCGGTGGAGAGGTAGCTTATGCAGAGATAAGTAAATGGGCAACGGAAAACTTGAGTGTTCAGGAAATCAATGAGATTAACGCCTCACTTGAGAATCCAAATAGAACCGTTCAGAAGTTGGCTTTGACCAACCTAAAAATGCGCTTTGATGCAGGCTCTCCAGCAAAACTCTTGACTGGAGTTCCTGCACAGCAGAGTGGAGCTGGGGGTGTCTTTGAGTCTGAGGCTCAGGTGGTTGCTGCCATGAGTGATCCACGATACAATGAAGACCCTGCGTATCGTAAGGCTGTCACGGACAAATTAGCACGGTCACAGAGCATCTTTTAAGGGTGTGTAAACCTTAATATAATACTTGAACAAAACGACTACCGAGGCAAGACCCTTACGAGGATAATCTTAGACTGAAGTTGATGCGTTAAGCGGTATGATATGACAACATATACTTCTTTTCTTAACTCAAATACTCTATCATTATGGCTGAATTTTCAGCAGCAGCGAATCCGTCGCTCGTCTTGTCTCGGCTTGGTTCCAATAACCTTGAGAACGTAGCATGGGGCAATTTTATCCGCACTTATACTGCGGAGGTTTTAACAGCATACAAGCGTTCTACAGTGTTCGCTCCTTTAGTGCGTAATAAATCTATCACGAAAGGTAAGTCAACCACTTTCCCAATGCTTGGTCGTTCTACTGCCGAGTACTTTGTTCCTGGTAATGAGATTACTGGTGGTAAGCTCCGTGCCGGTGAGCGTACCGTTACCATTGATGACTTGCTCATCTCTGCAAAGCGTATATACAACCTTGATGAAGCTATGAACTACTACGATGTACGTAGTCAGTACAGCTTTGAGTCTGGTCAAGCGTTGGCACGTGAGACTGACCGTAACATTGCCCGTATGCTTGTAAAGGCTGCATTGGCAACTGACCTTGCTTCTGCCGCAAACCTTGTACAGAGCTACACGCAGTTTGACGAGGAAGAGTTCACAGGTAACATGACCATTGGTGATGTGGCTGGTGATGAGCTTGATCCTTTGGCGATTGCTTATGCTATTCAAATGGCTATCAAAACGATGTCTGAGAAGGACATTGACACTGATGGTCTTGTTGTTGTTCTTCCACCTGACCAGTATTACGCCCTTATTGACGTTCGTGACAGCTCTAAGCTGACCTACATGAACCGTGACTTTGGTGGTGTTGGTTCTATCTCTGGGAAGACTGCACCAAATATCAATGGACTTAATATCATCATGTCGAATAACCTGAAGGCTTCTACCCTTTGGAACAACTCGACTGGTGTAACGACCGATAGTGCGCCTTTAAGTGCCGCTTTGGGTTCTGGTAGAACGTTGGCTTATGATATGCCATTGACGTATTTACCAACTGCATTGAAGGTTAAGGGTATGGTATTCAGTAAGGATGCTGTATGTACCTGTAACTTGCTTGGTATGCAGGTTGAAAGTGTTTATCAGGCTCAGTACCAGAGTGAGCTGATGATTACGAAGAAAGCAGAAGGCCATAACATTTTGAGACCAGCGAGTGCAATTGCACTTCTCTCCGCCTGATAAATGGTTACAACTTTTAGTAGGCTCCCTTAAAAAAGGAGCTTGCTAAATTTTTTTTTCAAAATCCATAATAACTATAAATGGCACTCTTAACTGAACTTGAGGCTGTTAACAAACTACTTTCGAGCATCGGGGAAGACCCTTTAGATGCAATTCAAGATGATGATGTGGATGCTCAAGTAGTATTAAGTCAACTCAGGATGACCTCCAAAGAACTCCAAGCGAAAGGTTACAGCTTTAACCGTGAGGAGTCCGTAACATTCACACCTACTACCGAGAACGAAATTGTTCTCCCTTCAAACATCC